TTCTGCCTCCAAGACTAATACGTTTATTGATTCCCCACCATTTTGGATAATCAATGAATTGTTTGGATTTGAGTCAGAACCCAATGCAAGAATGAAGATGGGATTAGCAGCTGAGGATGCTGCTCATTATGCATTAAAAAACCAAATCACTAAAGAAGAAGATATCACAAAATATGCTAGAGAACAATATGTGAACGAATGTAAAGGTTCTCAAGTAGATGATGAGTGTGAATGGTCTGGAATAATCGCACATAAATTTGTGGAGAATTTACCAGAGTTTGGTGAGATAGTCTCGTTTCAGAATGAAAAACAGATTAAAGGTAAAAAATATGGTCTAAAATATGATGTAGTCGGAAAGACTGACTTTGAGTTCAAAGATGTCATAGTTGATACTAAAGCAACAGCATATATTAGACGATTAAAAGCAGGTCATGTGGATCCTAAATGGTATCCAAAGGCTGCTGATGTTAGGCAACAATGCCTATATAGAGATCTATTTGGTAAAGAAACAATGTTATTATATTGTTCTCCAACAGATAACTATGCTGTGGATATGGTAGAAAGAGATGAGTTAAATGTACTTATCAATGCCATGAAACACATAGAGCATATACTAGATATATGCAAAACCAAAGAGGACGTTGTACGCATATTCCCTTTGGTATGCGACAACTTTAGATGGAAGGGAACACCTACAGCTGAAGTATTCGCTCAAGATATATGGACTAAATGCCTAAAATAGTCTATATATTGTTATGCAAAAAATAGGCAATATAATAAAACAAATCAACAAAAGGAGACAGATAATGGAAACTGAAACTTTTGAATGTAGTCATAAACGTTCATTCGCATCAAGAGATGGTGGAGGTAAATATAGTATTTACGTTACCAAAGATGATGGTACTGAAATGACAATTTATGGTGAAGCAATCGGTGCAGAGGGATGGCAAAAAGGTGCAAGATTAAAAATTACAGCACAGCCTCAAAGACAAAGTAAAAATGGAAAGTGGTATCAAACTGCTACTTCTGTTGAATTACTTGGTGGCGAGGTGGCAGTACCAAATGGTGCTAGTCCAACTGCAACAATATCAAAAGATCCAGATGCTCAATGGAAAGAAAAGTATAGACTTACTATGAGCAATCTTTTAGCAGCACAATTATCAGGTGGCAAAGAAGGTGACTTCAATGCTATTGATAAACATGTACGTAAAATACTAGATGCTACAAAAGATGTAGAGGATTTTGAAGATCAATTCTAAACCTCCCTCTATTGGTTAGAAACTTTGGGTGGTTAATAGCCACCCATTGTAAAAAATTATGGAATTAATATTACTCAATGATGGAGTTTATAGTTTAGTTTCAATCACAAAAGAAATGATAAAAGGAATTGAGCTTTTAGCAGAAGCTGATTGCTTTGATCTATGTGATATACTTAGACTACATTTAACAACATATTATGAACATCCTATTAATGCTCATGTCATGAAAGATGGAACTGGAGATTTATTTGGATGCATTTGTTCAAATTAGAACTAGAATTTATGGGTATAAACACTTATAATAATGATGATTTGGTTAGAAAATTATATAAATTATATTTAAAGGAGAATAAAGATGATTACAGAAAAGAGATTGGAAGAATCCTTAAAGTTCCTATCGGATACAGACGAGGAAAATGCTAAAGCCAATGCTCAAGTTAAGTATTTGGATAGGCTTCTTAAAAGAAAGAAAGCTCTCCATATCGCTGGTAATTCAGTTGATAAGAGTGTGTCTGCCAAAGAACAAGCATACTATGGAAGCGAAACTTATAAAGAAGCTATTCAGGAATTATTTGATGCAGAGGTTAAAGCGAGCACACTTGAGAACAAGAGAGATAAAGAAGGACTTATTATCGATCTATTCAGAACATTAGAAGCAAGTAGACGTAAAAATAACATAGTATAAGAATGGCAATATATAAATTTAAAAAATGGATTATACTCCCTGCTTATACTGAAATTGTTATTAGTGCAGATAATGATCAAGAAGCATTAAAAGTAATGAATGCTATAGATCCTAAAACTTTAAATTGGCAAGAAGCTGAAGCAGTAGATCAGCGAATGACATATGAAGTTATAGATGAAAAGTCCAGAACTTAAACTTTTTAGAGCTGTGATTACACAAGCAATTGAAGATTCAATGTACGAAGGACAAGACAGATATAAAATTATGGATAAGAGAGAAGCAATTGCTTGGCTTACTAGCCATAGTAATGATTTTAAACTTATCTGTCATTATGCTGATATTAATTCAGAGTATGCTACTATGAAATTTACAAAAGCTATGAGTTTAGATATATATAAATTAACTGATTCACAAAATAATATAATAAAAAATAAGCCAGGTCGACCACATAAATCGCCTGGCTCATATAGATTGAAATTTTAATGACTAAAGTATGGAATAAACAAATTAATGGATCTCACTATCAAAAATATAAGATACAACCTAGTAAATTTGTAGTAGAAAATAAACTTTTATTTCCAGAAGGGTGTGCTATAAAATATATAATACGTCATCAAGATAAGGGTGGTAAGGATGATATATTGAAAGCTATACATTTTTTAGAAATGATAATTGAAAGGGATTATTCATGAGCCATTATAGTAACTTAAACCAAGATAATAAAGAACTAAAAATATATAGACCATTTGGTCCATCTATTGGTCATTGTAAATTACCACAAGAACTAATAGATGATTTTAATAAAGATTGTGAACATCTTATGGATCATGATGTAAAAAAAAAGACTCATGATTTTTCTGATGAACTTGTAGGTAATGTTAAACAAGAATTAATTATATCTCCTGAAACATTCTCTAAATGGGGAACTTACTTTGGTAAATTAATGGATGCTTATATTGCTGCACATCCTGAAAACAAAAAAGAATTAGATAGAATAGTATTTAAATCAGGATGGTACGTTCGTACATTTGCTGGAGATTTTAACCCAGCTCACTATCATACTAATTGTCATATGTCTTGTGTAGGTTATCTTAAACTACCTGATGATATAGAAGAAGAATGGAAAAAAGAAGATAACGATCACTATCCATCTGCTGGTAGTATTGAAATGCAATTTGGACAAGTCCACTTGTTCTCCAACAATACAGTTAGAATAAGACCAAAGGTTGGAGATTATTATATCTTTCCTTGGTGGATGTACCATATGGTATATCCTTTTAGATCTAAAGGTGAACGTAGATCATTTAGTTTTAATGTCTATGGTAAACCAAAAGAAGAAGAACCAAAACCTACTAAACTAATTGTATAGAGTTATCTCTATTTTTTCGTTGGTATCTTTTCTTACTTTTAATAATTCTATTACGCCAATGTCTTAATTGTCTTGCAATAGGATTACGTTTTTTATTTAGTAATTTCACTTGGTATAACCAGATGAATCATATTTATCTTTAATTATTTTAACTACTCTCATTCTGCCATTATCATCTTCAATAATAGCATCTACTTTACCACATTGCATTCTTACATTTTCAGGATTAACAGATCTTTCAACTTGTCTCTTTGCTTTTAAGCATGATGACATTTTCTGATCCTGTATATAAGTATGCTCAATAATTCCACCTTGGTAGAACATACATAAAACTATAATTCCACTAATGACTGTTTCCATTTTGTCTAACCTTATCTTTAAGTTTTTCTAATTCTTCTAAAAGTCTTTCAACATCTTTTTGTAGCCTAGAAATATTCGTGGCATTGTGACGAGATTCTTTTAGTTCTTCTTGAATATCTTCTATATCCTTCAAAGCATCTTCAATTAATAAAAATTGTTCTGCATCTGCTGGTAAACTTCCCATCTCGCCCCTAGGCCACTTGATAGAAAACTCAACAGCTTTTTCTAAATCTTTAGACATTAACTCTATTTGAGTAGCGTGAGTATTTAACTTTTCAGTAATACCAAAATACGCCCAAACACCTATAGCAACAGCAGCTATAATGCTAATCAAATTTTTGATAGGCATTGCTATATTAGTTGATTCGCTTACTTTCATCTAGAGTGTTCCTTTTTATGAAATATTGGTAATGATTTGCCTGATATATAGAAACACTTTAAACAGTATTTAACTTTATCAAACATAACATATGTATTTGTTATTTTTGTTTTACAAGTATTACAATTTGTTTGAATCTTTTTTTGCATTGATTTCATCGTTAGCTTTATCTAAGTCTTGAGCTGTATACTCAAGTTTTTGTAAAGATCTTTTAAGTGCTGCATCTTTCGATTTGCAAGCATCTTCTAATTCTGAAATCTGTGCTTTAAGAACACGAACCTGTTCTTTGTACTCGTTAATAATATCTTGGTAATCTGCTCTGTCCATATTACTTAGGCTTACGCATTATGTCAGCACCTTTAAGACCATAGATAGCTGAAACTATTCCTATAAATATTGCTTGATACCAATATGGAAGGTTCTTAAAATACTCAAAGAACATATCTAATCTATTACGTATCTCAGGATCGTCAGTGAAAATAGAATACACCAGTACAAGAATAGGAAGACTGACGAGAATAAGGACAAATTCGTCTTTGTAACCTTGATCATTACTCTCAATAACTTTCGCTTTATATTCAATTTCACCTCGTGCCATTTTCTCAGCGTGCATCGACTGTGCATCTGACATAAGCATTTTTGTTTTTTGTTTATTCTTGTAAATGTGTCCTGCTGTCTTAAGACCCATTGATAATATATTTAACCACATATTAATCCTTTCTTAAAGTATAGATAAAGCCTGTTCTACTACCTTGGTAGCGAATCCATTTGTTTTTACTGTATCTTTTATTCCATGCGTATACATGAATATTAGCACTCCAGCGTTCTAACTTGCTGAAGAACCAGTCGGATATCCTTCCCATGCTTTATACATTCCTTCCACCAACAACTCATCATCATAAGGCTGTTTTCCATTCTCCATACGGATAATTGATTTTACGAGTGGTAAGTAATGCTCGATACTATTATCGAGTTTATCCATAGGATTTACATTAAGTTCTTTACAAACAAAATCTATGTAAGCGTTAGTATCATTCTCAGAGGGTGGTGCCCATCTAGAAATAATTTCGTCTACGTTAGTTTTTTTGTGAGTAAATCTGTAAGTTAAAAGTATTCTCATTAAAGCTCTAATACCCATTACAGCTTCATCAAAAATACAAAAAGTTGGATCGGTTTGTTCCGATGCCAACCCATCCCAATCAGTACCAAGTTTGATATTGCCTGGGTTCTTATTTCTTATACCTCTAGGTAATTTTTCTGTTCCATCTGCCATTGTCTTTTAAAACCATTGGGATTAATTTAGGCAATCCATCAATGATAACTCCTGTTCCTATTACTGGTCTAGACTTCTGAAGTTTATTATATTCAAAAGCTAAACTTTTCATGTTGATTAAACAACCCACCTGCATACCCCAAAGTAATTCGTTTGGATTGCTCCAATAGTCTATTTTAAATGTTGTGTGATAATGTCCTTGAACAGTACACATACCATATTGTTGTGCTACTTTTAGCACGTCTTTATATTTACCATGGCAGAAGTAAATTTTTTGACCATTGGATGCTTTTAAAATCAAATCTTCATACCACGTCCAACCCTTGCCTACACCAAGCATCTTATTATAAGATTTAAAAACTTCGTGAGGTAAGCCATATCTTGTTGCTTTTCTAAATACTAAACTTCCATGATTACTATCCATGATATATTGTTTAGGAAATAGTTTTTCTAGATCTTTAAAAAACTTTCTAGCAACTTCAAGCTCATGACTTGGTGAGTAAAGTCCAGGGTGAGAATCATGGAATGATATAGAATGCCAATCCATTTCGTCACCTATATTTACAACTGTGTCAGGCTTATACTTTTTCTTGATCTCTGCTAAAAAGTCAAGCGTATCTATGTGGTGATATGGTGCGTGTTGATCGCTGATTACTAATATTGATTTACTTAGCATATATACGCTTTTACAATTATTTGGTGAATAAGTCTAGCAACTAAGGTACAACTTTATGTTTGTACTTTTGGTTCCTTATATTCTTTGCAAATAAACCTAAGATAAATCTCGTGTTCATTAACATCTTTTGCACCAATTTCTTGTAGTTTCTTTAATGATTCTTTATATCCAGCTTCCATACAACTATACATATTATTGTATTTTGTAGGCATAGGATATGGTGCCATACATTCACCTGCAACGTATGAACACATAAGGATCAGTAAAGTAAATTTCATTATAGGTGTTTAGTAATTAATACTAATACCTGTGCTAATACACCTAAACCTATAGCAGTCATAATCCAGTTAATTCTGTCTATGCTTTTCTGTATATGATGTAAGTGATTGTTTTCTATTGTATCTATTCTTTGATTAATAAGATCAATACAACCATGTATTTTAAGAATTTCTTCTTTATTTTCAGTAGCTCTGCTCATATTAAAATAATGTTTCGTAAGGAGACCTTACTAACCCTTTCGTTTTATATTGTGTATATCTTGGTCCTTTATATCTAGGATGACCAAGTTGCCCTAGTACAAAGTCTAATGCTGTGTCAGCTGCAAGATCAGCACTTAAGCCATCTCGTTCTAAACCATCAGCAATATCTCTAGATGCTGACTGTAACCAAATTGGTAAAAATCTCATACCAACATGACCACCTATCTTTTGAGCTTTCTCAATAGCGTCATCATCTTTACTTGTAATGTTTGGACTCCACTTAGTAGTTAAGTATTGTTTATTAGTTAATACTTCTATTGACGTTCTAGGTAGAGATCCTATTTTTTTAGTTAATGTTGCCTGTGGATCTGTGATCCAATGTAATGGCTCCATTAATTGTTTAGAGAATGTAAGTACTTCGCCATTACCTAAATCAATTCTTGTTGGATCTGTATTCTCCAATATAGAGTGACCACTAAACATATAGTTTAATGCAGATCCTGCTGTCGCAAATATCAATGCAGCTCTCATAGCATAGTATTGATATAATCTTCTTACATCAGGATCACTTTCAAATCCTGGCATAGCTTTAGCTATAATTCTAATATTCGATGTTGTCCAATCAGGTGCAAATAAAAATTGCTGTAAGTATCCTCTAGATCCTGGATTGTATGTAGTTTGTGCTAATCTTTTTAACCAAGGAGTTCTAATTTCAGATACTAAGTTTGCCCAATTCTGACCACCAAAAGCATCATTAGCATATTGTGCAGCTCCTCTAGCTTTCTTGTATACTGTTTCAGAATTATCTCCAGGCTGTAGTCTATTTGGATTTTTAGTTTTAATCCATTTACCTGCTGGAGTAGGAACATATATATGCTCATTATTTAATGCTGTTAAAAAAGCAAATACTTTTGATTTAGTAAATACGTTATCCCAAGTATATCTATCAAATTGTTTAAATATTTTTTCTATATTTTTATCGTTTTTAATACCAAGATGTCTTTTAACAAGATCATCTACTTTACCAATATTAAAATAAAATATATCATTACCTGCATCTTCAGGTATTGAAATTTGTAATCCATGACCTTGACCAAACCTTACTACATCATCATAACCATTCGCCCTTAATATATCTATAGCGTGAGGGAAATCGTCTTGTATGTATTTATTGGGATTATTAAAAAAGTCTCTAACTTCTTCTTTAGATCTAGGTGTAATAGTCTTTTTAATAGTATTCCATCTGGCTCCAGAAAACCATAAAGATTCTACTAATGCACCAGCATGAAATAATGAAAATCCTACTGCTAGTCTTTTCATCATAAAGTTAGTTGTATTGAGTGCCTGTACTAATTCATTTTCAGTTCTAGCATCAAACACCATCTTTAATGCACCATGTATAGATCTATGTATCTGAGGTTCAAAGCCTGGCGTTTTACTTTTAAACGCTGGATGAACAGGTTCCATCTTTACATAATTAGATAAATCTCTTGGATTTAATCCTACAGCATCAAGAGGTTCTGTAATAATAAATGGTACACCCCTTCTGTATTTGGTTTTACCAATTGTTTGTGATCTTAAATGTCTAATTAAATTTCTTTGTGCAAGAGCTTTACTACCTGCTAAAGTATATATTCTAATTAACTCTGCAGGATCATCCATTCCTGGTTTTAATTTAAAATCTTTTTTTAATCCTTGGTTAATATCTTGAAATACACCTCGTCTTGCATATGGAAATTTACCACTACCCCCATATACTTTTTTATCAAAGTCACTAACAAACTTAAATAAATCTCTACCTGGATATTCTTGCCATAATAAAGGTAAATAGTTTGATCTTTTACCAAAGATAAGTTCTGCTCCTTTAAAAGTGTCTCCTAATTCATCAAATGTTATTGTAACTTGTCTAGCAAAAATTTGTTCTTCTTTAGTTAATTCATTCCATTGAATTGGTTTAGCTCTAGGATTAAAGTTTAGATTCTCATCTACATTTGTTCCTGAAATATAATGAAATACTTTTCTTCTAGAAAAATTATCAGGTAAATAATCTTTCCAAAGATTAGATACTTTTTGAGATGCAGTATTGTACCTGATAGTCATATAATCAGGAGTAGCCATAGCTGCTTCTGCTTTAGCTTCTGCAGCTGCCCATTGTTTATTCTGTCTACCAAATAAAGATGATAATGCTTTACCACCTAAATAGAGTGCTGATCCAGCAATAAATCCTTTTCCTGATGCTATTAGTTTATCATCAGGTTCTGTTAAAAATTCTGCAGTAGCTCCGATACCACCAAATGTTGCCATTTTAAGTAGAGTATTTTTTGCCATATCTCTAGCATTCTCTACTGGTTGTTTCATTGCTAAATGAATATTACGAGCTGCTTCATCAAATTCATTTGCTTTATTAAGATAAGTAGTTTCTTTTTGAATAGTTTTTAATAGATCATCATTAATTACATAAAAACCATCGTCAGTAAAATCTATAGCTCTTTCTGGATTCTTCTGGTATTTGTTTAATGTTTGATTGCCTATTCGTTCTATAACAGCTTTAGGCATACCTGTAGTTCTAGCTAACATTGCTTGCATACCAGCAAAGCCTACAGAAAATACAGCTCCTGCTGTAGCTCCTATAGTTGTTTCAACAGCTGTTCTTTTAGGATCTAATTCTGCTTTTTCACCTAACTGCCAAGTAGTAGAAAATACTAATGGTAATCCAAGTGTAGCAATAGCTCCTACTTTAACATCTTGTCTAGCTCGTCTTTTTAATTCACCTAATCTACTTATAGATTCTTTATCTTTAACTATCTTAAAATTCTTGCCATACTTAAAACGTATAGAGTTAACAATACCTCTACCTAGTTTGTGCCAACCAAGAGGCATAAATAACAGATAAGGATCTGCCATTATCATATTAACTAATTCAGCTCCAAAGAGTCCTGGATTAGCTTTAGCCATATTAGTAAATTCTTTAAAATCAAAAGTTAATGGACCTTCATCTAATAGATATCCAAACCTTTGTAATTTACGTTCAGCTTCTTTATAAATTTTACTACCCTGTAAACGAGGATTGTTACGTATAAACTCTAATGCTTCTTGTGCTTGTTTTTTTTTAGTATTACCAGTTACCCATTGATAAAGAGACGCTGGTAAAGATTCTTCCAGCATAAGATCAACAGGATTCCTAAGAGATTGAAGAAACCCAGGTACTTTATCTTGAACTGGGTCTCTTAAACCATCTGGTATTTGTCTAATAGGATCTCTGAGTCTAGGGTCATTAAGTCCAAAATCATTAGCCATTTACTTTTTCTTTTTTTTAGTGCTAAAAGCTATAGCAAATTCTCGTCTACGTTTTGCTTCATCTTTTAACCATGCACCATATACTTTCGATTTAGTAGTTTTGCCTTTAGCCAGAGCTTCTATTACTTCTGGTTTTTTAAACCAATCTGATCTTCTTTGTCTTTCGTAATGTGCAGCACCTGATACTTTAGCAAAAGATTCACCATGCCAACCTTTACCAGGCATCATAGATTCTGACCATTCATCCATTTTACCTTTTTTAAATTTCTTAGTTGTTATAAATTTTGTTTCTGTTAACTTATGTTGTAAAGGATTTTTTCCAGATCTACCTGTAAATAATTGTGATGTTTTAGATCTAATTTTTTCAAATTGTAAATCTTTTCTATCTAAAGTTTTTATAAAAGATGCAACTTTAGCTTTTTTAATACTTCTTTTAACTACAGGATTTACTTGACCAGATGCAAGATTTTGTTGTCTCCAAGTTCTAACTCTACTTGCTATAGCAGATCTTTCTCTTTTAATATGTTTAGGTAATGATCTATTCCATTTTTTTATTGCAGTTTTAGATGCTAAACTTTCAGCAGCTGCTTTTCTTACTGATAAAATTTTAACACCTTGATATATATTATCTTCACTAGAATCAAAAATTTCATCAAATTTTGATCTTGCTCTCATATCTGCATCTACATCTGTCCATTTACCAGATTTAATTGGTGCAGGTTGAGCTTTAAACTTTTGAATTTTACCACCTCTACCAATAAACTTTCTAAGTTTGGATCTGTTAATTATAGATTGAGTAGCTTTTTTAAGTATTATTTTTTTGATCATTGAAGTCCTATTCAAAGTATTCAGGGAATCTAGCTCTAAGAATTTTCTCAGCTCTAGCTCTGGATACTTTTTGTAATTGTGGATTAGATGCTAATAGCATAGCATAAATTTGTGAATCATCATTAGATAGTACATTGCCATCTTTTGATGGAATTATAATCTCTGGTCCTTTTTCTCCTACAACATAAGGTTTACCAGCTTCTACTGGACCACCTTCTGCTCTAAAATTATAATCAGATAAAGTACTATCCATTTGAATAGTTCCAGATGTAAGTGGACCAAATATTGCCCATCCGTCTTTTTGTTTAACTCTTTTATTTTTAAGAACTTTTCTAAGTGCTCTTTCTTTTACTGCATCATCAATAACAAAAGGTTTTGTTCCTTTATGATTATCTTGCATATTTGCAATTTCTTTTTGATATTCAATAGCAATAGCTTCAGCTGCTCTATCATATTTGGCTGTTACATTATCTCCAGTAATCCAACCTAAACCTTTTTCCCAAATATTAGGTTCTTTTAATTTTAATCTATCTAACATGGTTTTAACTTCATCTATGTCTGCAGCAGTAGCTTCAATAGGTGCTTGTTTTCTATCTTCTATAATTTTTTTATAATGTTGTGATATACCACCAGCTTTCATTACATTGTCTAATGCACCTTGACCTATGTTTTTACCTTCAGCTCCAGCTGATAAAAATGCTAGACCCATAGTAAAAGCAGGATTAGCCATTAAACCTTCAAAGCCACCTTTATCTTTCCAAGTTTGTTTTGCTGTTTCGTAATCAAAACCTATTTTATTTGCAAATGTTTGCCACCATTTTTGTTGATCATTTCCATCTGTATGAAATTTTGAATCTGAACCTGATCTCATTTTCCATGGACCATCGCCAACCCATGTTGGTGTTGTTTTACTTGCATCTTGTTTATAAGTAACATTTCCTGATTGATCTACATTTGCTACGTTAGGATTTTTTCTAGCAAGATTTTGTGATCGTTCTGCTCTGCTAATATTTTCATTAACTTGTGGACCTTTACCTGTCATTCTATTTTGAAATGGTACAGAGCTAGTATTATTTGTCATTGGAAAGTTTCCACGTCCTCTGTGTGTTCTTTGAATAGTATTACCTGTAGGCTCTACTCCTCCAGCAGTACTTAAATTACTTCTTTCGGTTTGTCCTCGTTTTAATCCAGTTTTGTTAGAAAGATCAGCAGATGAACCATATGTTACACCAGATGCATATCCTGAATCTTGTCTCCACTCTTTCCATATATCTAATAATCCACTCATTATAATATTCCTTTATCTAAATTTCTTTCTTTTAAAAAGTTGTAAAATGGACTATTGCTTACTGCTAATTGTCCAACTGAACTAGAAGTTCCTAATATTCCTTTTTGTTTTTGTTTAGCTGCATCAAATTCTTTTTGAAAACTAAAAGCAAAAGCATTGTTATTGTTATTGTTTCCTAAACTAGCGTACCATTTAGCAGCCATACTATCAAATCTGTCTGCACTTGTATCTTGGACAAATTTTACATCTTCTGGGTTATCATAAAATGTTTGACCATTACCACCACCAGTATTATTATCACCACCAAGTGATTTAAAATAACCACTATCTTCTAAAAATTCATATTCAGGTGAACCTTTAACTAATACTGCATTTGGATTATATGCTCTACCATGCATTTTATAAAAATCTTTTGATCTAGGAAAACCATATTTGTCTGTTCCTTCTAACCAATTAGATCTTCTTTTAGTATTAGCAGCATTTGCAAATGGAGATAAAATTTCATTAAGTACATTTGCAGTTAACATAGGATTTTTGCTTTGTAATATTCTTTCTAAAGAAGTTTTACCACTTATAGCATCATTAATATTAACTCCTGAATCTACAAGATCTACAATATTTTTTGCTGTAGCTTTTTCTAAGTGAGCTTCTGTATGTCCAGAAGATTGTGTTGCTGCAGTTTCTCCATGTTGAGCAGCTGAAGAACCACCCCAATCTTGATGACCTGGATCTTTATCCATACCTGAGCTAATTGATGAACCAGCTCTATTTTGACTTGGATCAGTTGATCCCCATCCATCAAAACTTAATAGATTAGATGGTCCTTTATTTGGTGATCCTTGTAATGATCCATGTAAATCAGCATCAAGTAATAAACCTTTTTCTGCTTGTGTAATATATGCAAGTTCAGTTGATGGACTGTTTTTAGATGACTTCCAATATCTAGGTGCTGTAACTTCTTGAGATTCTCCCAAATAGTTTCTTACTCCACCTTGCATTTCAAAGTTGTCGTCATTTAATAACATTTATATCCTTATATAATTATAGCTATAACTAAAATAATTACAGCAATTGCTATTGCTTTCTTATGTTCTTCCACGAAATGTGGAATATGATCTTTTAAGTTCATTATAATAATCCTCCTAATAATCCCATACCACCACCGATAGCTGCTCCCCATGGAGTACTCATTCCTAACATAGAAGCCATTGAGCCACCCATCATTGCTCCTCCTGCTGCCATAGTAACAGGATTCTGAGATGGCATTTGTTGGTTATTTACGTTAGTTCCCCAACCTGAAGCAATAGGTAATACGTTTGATGCGTATTGATCTAAAGCCATTTGTGGTGCTAGTTGTTGTTGTGCTTGTATATCTTCTAATGCTCCTCCTACAGCTGTTAAACTTGGTACAGCTCTAGCAGTTTGAAGTTGTCTATTTCTTTCTCTTTCTAATTGTTGAAATG